TTTCTAAAGTGGTTGCATCTGTTAGATTTACGGCTGCGCCTAGCACTGTGACTAGAGTTAAAGAAGCTAACATTTCTAGTGGAACTTATAACGGTGCTGGAAATTACACTCTAAATTTTGGCAACGACATGCCCGACACAGACTATTATGTGTTGCTGTCAAGCAGTGGTAGCTCTTCTGCGGAGTTTTACCCAGTTTGTGATGTGAGTGCAAACGCAACAGGATCGTTTCGTGTATATGTGACAGACGCATCGGGTGCATTGATTGATCCTTCTGAGGAGATCACTGCTGTTGTTATGTATGTAAACACACCTGAGCAACTTAACTACGATACATTCTAATGCGCCTAGTGCGTGGACAGTCCTAAATACGCCTTAACAGGCTAAAGCCAAGGAGATAAAAATGGCTCTTACTAAAACAACAAAGAACGACAAGATCGAGGTCTTGCAACTGGCTGCGGGTTATCCCGTCATTCAGGTTCGCACAGCCACTATCATTGCAGAGGATGGCGTTGAGTTATCACGCAACTTCCACCGCCGTGTGGTTACGCCTGGTGATGACTTCCTTGCAGAGCCAGACGCAGATGTGCTGGCAATCATTCAGGCTACATTTACTGCTGAAGCACAAGCTGCTTATGCTGCTGCTCAAGCTGAGGGAGAGTAATCATGGCTAACGTAACAGCTTCTCTTACCGATAACGGTAGTACAGATGCACTACAGATCCGTGGTCATTTTAACTTATCAATCTCAGGCACATGGTCAGCTACAGTAACTGTACAACGTAGCTGGAATAACTCAGACTGGTTTGATGTAGATACATTCACAGGCAACTACGAGGGTGTAGGCTTCGATGCTGAAGAAGTCTACTACCGTGCAACTGTCTCAAGCCACTCTTCAGGTACTGTAGTTATTCGTCTATCAGACAACCGTGACTTCGGAGCTAAGGACGTATTCGTACAATAATACTCTTGACACAGGTAACCGCCACGTGGTACAATTAGATCAAATTAGAAAAGCTGCTGAGAATGACTTAGTATCTTTCATCAAACTAGTAGCACCAGAACAAGTCTTAGGGCAATGCCATGAGGATGTATGTGATTGGTGGACTAGGTCAGGTGCTAAGACTCACCAGCTTCTTCTATTTCCTCGTGACCACGGTAAGTCTCGTTTGATTGCTTACAGGGTTGCATGGGAACTTACTAAAGACCCTACACTACGTATCCTGTACATCTCAGCTACAGCTAACTTAGCAGAGAAACAACTAGGGTTTATCAAGGGTATCCTTACTTCGGATACTTATCGTCGTTACTGGCCTGAACATGTCAATGCTGACGAAGGTAAACGTACACGGTGGACTAACTCAGAGATTATGTTAGACCACCCACTACGTAAGAAAGAGAATGTCCGTGACCCTTCAGTATTTACTGGTGGCCTTACTACTTCTCTTACAGGGATGCACTGTGACATTGCAGTACTCGATGACGTTGTAGTCTATGAGAATGCTTACACAGGTGAGGGACGTAACAAGGTTAAATCTCAGTACTCACTTCTTTCCTCTATCGAGGGGGCTAATGCTAAGGAGTGGGTAGTAGGAACTAGGTATCATCCAGCCGACTTGTACAATGATCTAATGCAGATGACTGAGGATCAGTACAACGAAGAGGGTGATAAGGTTGCTGAAGATAACATCTACGAAGTCTTTGAGAGATCAGTAGAGGATCGGGGTGATGGGACTGGAGAGTTCTTGTGGCCTCAACAGCAACGTAGAGACGGTAAGTACTTCGGGTTTACTCGTCAGATCCTAGCTAAGAAACGTGGGCAGTACCTCGACAAGGGACAGTTTAGAGCACAGTACTACAACGATCCTAGTGATCCTGACAACGTACCAGTAGGCTCTGAGAAGTTCCAGTACTATGAACGTAAACACCTAGTAGAAGAGAACGGGTTCTGGTTCTACAAAGAGAAGAAGCTAAACGTATACGCCTCTATTGACTTTGCTTTCAGTCTCTCAAAGAAAGCTGACTACACAGCCATTGTTGTAGTAGGTGTAGACGCAGAGAATAACATATACATCCTAGACATTGATAGGTTCCGTACAGATCGTATCTCAGAATACTTTGAACACATCTTCCAGCTAGTAGGTAAGTGGTCGTTCAGAAAGATGAGAGCAGAGGTTACAGTAGCTCAACAGGCTATCGTTAAGCAACTCAAGGAACTCGTCAAGCAACATGGTCTGTCTCTCAGCATTGATGAGTATAGACCTAACAAACATCAGGGTAACAAAGAAGAACGAATTGCTTCTACCCTAGAGCCACGGTACGACAACCTTCAGATGTGGCACTACAGAGGTGGTAACATTCAAACTCTTGAAGAAGAGTTAATGTCACGTAACCCACCCCATGACGATATTAAAGATGCCCTAGCTTCTGCTGTAGACATTGCAGTTAAACCCTCTCGTACTATCAACAGAAGCAAGAAGAATAACATTGTCTGGGCTAACAGTAGATTTAGAGGAGCCTCTTAATGGCTGGTGAAACAATCGAAATCGAACAGGTTCTTGGGCCTGATCACATGGCGACTGAGATTGCTAATCGTTGGCGTGAGTGGTCTAACCTACGTGAGACAAAGGTAGAGGAGTGGAAAGAACTTCGTAACTACCTTTATGCTACCGATACTACTACAACTAAAAATGCTATGTTGCCTTGGTCTAACAGCACCACTACACCTAAGCTGACACAGATCATGGACAACCTCCATGCTAACTACTTTGCTACTCTGTTCCCACAGCAGAAGTGGATGCGGTTTGAGGCTGACACTAAAGACAGCAACACTAAAGCTAAACGTAATGTAATCCAAGCCTACATTGATAACAAGATCCGTCAGTCTAGTTTTGTTAATGTGGCCTCTGACTTGTTGTATGATTACATTCAGTACGGCAACTGCTTTGCTACAGTGACATGGGAAGATAGTTACCAAGTTAAAGAGAGTGGAGACTATGTAGTAAACTACGTAGGCCCACGTGTTGTACGTATTTCACCCTATGACATCTGCTTTAACCCTACAGCCTCTAGCTTCGAGAAGACCCCTAAGATCATTAAGTCTATCAAGACCCTTGGTGAGATTAAGAAGATGATCGAGGAAGATCCTTCCAAGGCTTACATGGCTGAGGTCTTTGATAAGATGATGGGTGCTCGTGCAGCAGTACGTGGTTCAGGTGAGGGTACATTTGCTAAGTCTGATGGCTACATTGCTGATGGCTTTACATCTATCCAACAATACTATGAGTCGGACTATGTAGAAATCCTTACCTTCTACGGTGACTTCTACGACACTGAGGCTGGTAAGCTACACACAGACCGTGTGATTACAGTTGTTGATCGTGCCTATGTACTGGCTAACGAAGAGAACCCTAGCTGGTTGGGTAGTGCTCCTATCTTCCATGCTGGCTGGCGTCCACGTCCTGACAACCTCTATGCCATGGGGCCACTAGATAACTTGGTTGGTATGCAGTACCGTATTGACCACCTAGAGAACCTTAAGTCAGATGTCTTCGATCAGATTGCATATCCAATTCTTAAGATCCGTGGTGACGTAGAAGACTTTGACTTTGAACCTGCGGCCCGTATCTACATGGGTGAAGAGGGTGATGTAGGCTACCTAGCACCAGATGCTACAGCACTACAGGCTGATCTACAGATCCAGATCTTAGAGAATAAAATGGAAGAGATGGCTGGTGCTCCTCGTCAGGCTATGGGTATCCGTACTGCAGGTGAGAAGACTGCCTTTGAGGTACAGACACTACAGAACGCAGCCTCTCGTATCTTTGAACATAAGACTGCACACTTTGAACGTATCTTCCTTGAGCCTATCCTTAACGCAATGTTGGAAGTCTCTCGTCGTAACATGAATATGTCAGATACTATTCGTGTTCTTGATGATGCTACAGGTGCTGTGTTGTTCCAGAACATCACTAAGGATGACATTACAGCTAAGGGTAAGATCGTTCCTGTAGGTGCTCGTCACTTTGCTGAACGTGCTCGTCGTGTACAGAACCTGACACAGCTATACCAGATCAAACTCTCAGATCCTTCTGTAGCAGCACACATGTCAGGTAAAGAGTTTGCTCGTATCCTAGCTGATGAGCTTGGTGAGCCTACACTGTTCAGTGAGAACATTGCAGTTAGTGAACAACTAGAGACACAACAGCAGATGCAGGAAGCTGAAGCTATTAACCAAGAACAGTTGATGGCTGCTCAAGAAATGGGTATTTAATTCTATCATGAAAACTGTATGGCTCAAGGGTCTCAAGGGTGAGGCCAGAGATAAACGGAAACAAGAAGTTCTCGGCTACCGTAATGCCTTCGATGAACTCAAACAAATTCTCGAACAGGAATATAAAAAGAAATCTTCTGTTCGTGATTACGATACTCCTAATTGGGAATATCAACAAGTGGCAGTCAACGAGTACAACCAAGTACTTGAGGATGTGCTAAAGTTAATCACAATAGATAAGGAATAACACATGAGTGTATTTACTGAGGGTACTGCAACCGAACAGACTACTCAGCCAGAGCAACAAACTGCAGAGACCACCCCACCACAGGAGTCATTTGTAGCCAAGCTCGTCGAGGCAAAGGGAGAGAACTGGAAAGATCCTGAAGTCTTAGCAAAAGGTAAACTAGAGGCTGACACTTACATCAGTGAGTTGGAAGGTCAACTAGCCCAGATGCGAGAAGACATGAGTAAACAGGACTATGCCAAATCACTTCTCGACCAGTTGCAGAATAAGGCCGCAGACCCCACCACTGCGAAAACTGCAATGCCCAACAATAATAATACTGGTGGCACTGAGGAAGGGAACACCAACCCTAGCCTGAGTGAGGATGACCTGAAGAGCCTTGTTGAACAGACACTGACTGCACGAGAACAAGAGACTACTGTAAAGCAGAACCTTGCCCTTGTGGATCAGGAACTGGAGAAGAGCTACGGCACAGAAGCTAAAGCTACAATCCAAAAGAAAGCACAAGAGCTAGGTATCAGTCTTGAACGTATGCAAGAGATTGCTGCCGAAAGTCCCACAGCTTTCTTTAGCCTTATTGGTGAACCAAAGAAATCCTTTAGCCCAATGGTACAAGGATCGGTTCGCACAGAAGGTGTCAACATGCAAGCCTCGACAGATCGCAACTGGGACTACTACCAGAAGCTCCGTCGAGAAAATCGTAACCTCTACTATACTCCCAAGATACAACGGCAACTTATGGAAGATAAAGCCCGTCTTGGTAGTAAGTTTGGAATCTAATTGGAGAAGTAAATCATGGCAATGAATACAGCCAACTCAACTCTCCTTACTCGCACGGACATTTGGTCTTCCGAGCTTAAGGAGATTCTACGTGATGAGATGCAAGCACAACGGTACGTCCGTATGCTTGAAGGTTTCCCAGACGGAAACACTTTCCACATCCCGTCAATCGGTCAAGCACAAGTTGACAACTACGCAGAAGACACTTCTGTCACCTACCGTCCATTGGACACAGGTGAGTTCACATTCTCAGTTGACAAGTACCTGTCTTCAGCTACTTACATGACTAAGAAAGCTGAACAAGACGTGTTCTATTCTTCTGAGTTGATGTCTCGTTTTGTGCCTGAGCAAGAACGTGCAATCATGGAGCACTTCGAAAGCACCACTATGGCTGCTGCTGAAGCTGGTGTTGCAGCTAACTCTGAAGAAACCATCGACGGTATTGCTCACCGTGTTGCTGGTGGTAACGCAGGTCGCATTGAACTGGAAGACTTCGCATATGCACGTTACGCATTGAAGAAGGCCAATGTTCCAGATCAAGCAATGGTTGCTATCGTTGACCCATCTGTTGAGTTCCAACTGAACACATTGACTAA